CTGCATTGCTCCACGGCCCGTTCAGGTTTGCCAGCATCCGGGCCGCCTCGTTCTTCTTGCCCATCTCTTTGTCCTCCTTGGTTTCATGCATTCTTCCCCGGCTGGCCCTTATTCTCCGATTTGTGCTATACTTGCACTGAAAGGAGATGAAAGCCACCCGTGCTTTACAAAATCATGTTTGAAATTCAATGTCCCTTTGACGCTCTGGGAATTCTGCCTGCAATGGAATCCGAAATCTGCTGCAGCGTTGTCCCCGGAAAGTCTCCGGTTTTCTCGGTTCCTAACGTCCGTGACCGCTGCAACGACACAAACTTTGAGCAATGTCAGCAATGCACTGGCGCAATCTATCAGATGTTCCGGCAGGGGCTTATCCCTGTGGAGTTTCTTCCTTCCTGGCCGGTTCGCACTCTGCCTGACCCCATCCGGCCATGTCTTGAGCTGCTTTCAGAATGATTTCTGCATTCTCGGCAATCACCCCGGAAAGCGACCTGTTATAATCAGGGTCATACACAGCCATCTTTCTGGCCGCCATCCACCCCGGCAGGAATTCCCAAAGGGTCTGTGCCGCTTCCAGTGTTCGGTTATTTTCTTTGCTGTGTAAGTACAGCCCCAGTTCGTTGTAGTCCCCGCCCGCCTCTTCCACAGGCGTGCAGGGCTTTTTTGTTTCTTCCTCCACCTTCTCCCCTCCTTTCATGCGCTTTTCCCCGGCTGGGACGGGGTGTGTTCAATACCGAAAAGCTCATTCGGCGTGATCCCCAGAGCCTTGCAAATCGGGACAACATCATCTGACGTCATCCTTTTTCTGCCTCTCAGCAGATCATTGAACTTCTTGGGCTCATATCCGGCCGCTCGTGCTACTGCCGATTGCTTCAAACACTTCTCGTCAATAATTTTGTAAATCATGTCCGTTGCACTCATTCCATACGCTCCTTTCGGGTACAAGTTTCTTGGACATTTTTACAATATCACAAGTTTCTTGTCTCGTCAAGAGTTTTGTACAACTTTCTTGTTCTTTTGTCTTGACTTTTCAAGATCGCTCATTTATACTGACCTTGGAACGATAATTTTTTAGGAGGTGTTCCCGATATCTTTTTCCAGTCGTCTCCGGCAGGCACGCGAACAGGCCGGGTTTACTCAGCAGGATCTTGCTGAAAAGCTCGGCATTACAAAAAGTGCCGTTGGTAACTATGAAAACGGCGTTAGTAGTCCCAAGTGGGATGTCCTTCTGAGAATTTTTGATGTTCTTCAGGTTGAGCCAAATTTCTTGTACCAGGATAGTTTTTCTCCGGAGCTTTCCGGGGCTGTTCAGCTCACCCCTCGGCAGTCTGCTCTGCTGTCCTCGTTTGACCAGCTCAACGAGGAGGGCCAGACCAAGGCCGTGGAGTATGTGGAGGACCTTGTGCTTACCGGCCGTTATAAAAAATGTTCTGCGCCTGGCCTGGGCGCAGAAGAAGCGTAAATAAGAAAATCCGTTCCAGCATCAGCCGGAACGGGTTATTTGTATGAAGGAGCAATTTTATGTTTTCTACCGATATTTCTTATGATGAGGCTGCGTCCGCTATCCAGAAGCTGGATCCCGCCATGCGTGCCGACTATGAGGAAAACCTTTCTCGCCTCCGAAAAGCCGAAACCGCATACGCGGACGAAGATGGCCGGCAGATCATCGGCTATATGGATCTTGCCTTTCAGCTGGAGTGCACCACGCGGGAGCTCGCTGCCACAAAATCTCTTCTGGATCAGGAGCATGAAAAAGCCCGTGCAGCCGACGACAGTCTGCACCACATTCTGCTTGTTCTTTGTGGGTTCTGGAGCGCTATTCTGGTTTTTCCTTTGTATTCGCAGCTTTCTTTTTCGCCTCTTCTGGTGATTGCCATTCCCTTTATCGTCGTCTTTCTATCCGTTCTCGGCATTTTTTACGCTTATGGCATCATCCAGCACCTCAATTCCACGGATCCCGATTTTCATTGGATGAGCACCGGCGTTCAAAAAGCAAAGCTCACTTTCTGTGTTCTTCTCCCTTTCATCATCCTTTTGGTTGCCTCTGCCGTGGAGTATTTCCGTCAGTAAAGCACAACCCTTCAGCAGGTTCCTATTAAGTCTGCTTATTTATGTCTTGTTTGTGAAGAATTTTTGAATTTTCATTGCTTGTCAAGCCCTAATTTTTAGTTTTTCTGTTGCGTTTGCAACTTTTCACATTTTTTTCGTGTACAAACCCGCTCACCGAGCGTATAATAGACTTGCAGGAACGTATTCCTGCCAAGACAATGAAAAGACTGCTGGTCTTTGCTTGTCCGCTGAAAGAGGGTAGCCCCTCCCTGCCATGAAAAAATGGGGAATTAAAAAAGCGGTGAGCTCTTACCGTGAGTAGAGAATGAAAAAAGCGGAGAACCTCTGCCGTATAGTGAGGAATGAAAAAGGGTGCGGGACAGGTTACTGTTCCGCACCTTCTTGGATTAAGGAGCTGAATTATGGGGAAGTTTCAATTTTACCACATTAACGAACACTATATCAGCTATTTACATAGTATTGACACCCGTGTGCAATACAATAAGGGGCAGCGGCGTCCGTATGTTGGAATTGTACTCTCCATCAACGGCATTGATTATTATGTTCCCCTTGAATCCCCTAAGCCCAATCACGTTAACATCAAAGGCGGCGGTCCTGTTATGAAACTCGACGATGGTCGTCTTGGCCTAATGGGCTTCAACAATATGATTCCTGTTATTCCATCTTGCTTGATCAAATTTGATATTCAGAGTATCGAAAATGAGAATTATAAAATGCTCTTGTTGAATCAGTTAAATTATTGCAACAAGAATCGCGATCTTATTCTCCAGCGTGCAGAATCCACATACCGCAAAGCTCTCAGTCGTAAAATCCCGCTGTATCAAAAGGTATGCTGCAATTTTGAAAAATTGGAACGTAAAAGCAAGAAATATGATCCAAATTACGTTCCATCTAAAAAGAAAATTCGTGCAACCGTACCTTCCAAATAATTGTTCTTTTCAAGGAGCTCCCCGCCGGGTGCTCCTTGTTTTATAAACGCACAAACCCCTCCAGCCGTTTCCAACTGGAGGGGTCTGCCCCGTCGCCAAAAGGTAAGGATAAAAACAAGAAGGTTTCTTTCCATGCGTTGCCTGCCCTTACAGCATAGCACGCTTTTTGGATATGGGCAAGCAAAAGCCCCGGCGCTGGTACGATGCAGCGCCGGGGATAACATGGAGTGCAGCACAAAATCGGACAAAGAAAATTTTATGCTTGCAGGGGTCAGTATACCACGCTCCCTGCATATGGGCAACCGCCCGGAAGGAAGTGTTATCATGCCCCGCAAAAAAACCACTGCAGCCGATACACCGCGCCTGGTGGCTTACTACCGCTACTCTGGCGGCAGCCGCCAGACCGAGCAGAGCATCGAGGGCCAGCGCCGGGACTGCGAGGCCTACGCCCGCGCCCACGGCATGACCATCCTGCGCGAGTATGTAGACCGCCACATCAGCGGCAAAACCGATGACCGCCCCGCCTTCCAGCAGTTGGTGGCCGACAGCGCCGCGCACATCTTTGACGCCGTGATCTGCTGGAAAACCGACCGCCTGGCCCGCAACCGCTACGACAGCGCCGTCTATAAGAAAAAGCTCCGGGACAACGGTGTGGAGATCCTCTATGCCGCCGAGAGCAACATCTCCGGTGCCGAGGGCATCATCATTGAGGGCCTGATGGAAGCTCTGGCTGAGTATTACAGCGCCGAGCTGGCCGAAAAAGCCCGCCGTGGCATGCGGGAATCTGCCCTCAAGGGCAAGGCCTTGGGCAGCTCCCGCCCGCTGGGCCTCACCGTGGACGCCGACAAGCACTACATCATCGAGCCCACAGGTGCCGAGGCAGTCCGGTATATCTTTGAGCAGTACGCCGCCGGGCTGTCCTCCTCCTCCATCGTGGAGCGTCTGAACGCCATGGGCCTGCGCACCGGCCACGGCGGCCCTTTCAACAAAAGCAGTATCAACCGCATCATCCAGAACGAGATGTACCGCGGCGTTTACGTCAGTAAAAAGTTTGATGTCCGCATCGAGGGCGCGATCCCGGCCATCATCGACAATGATCTATGGGAAAGGGCACAGAAAATGTTTGAACGCAACCGCCAGAGCCGCACCCCGCACGCCTCCCGCGCCGATTATATCCTCTCCGGCAAACTGTACTGTGGAGAGTGCGGCTGCCTGATGAAAGGCGTCTGTGGACGCAGCAGCGGCAACGGCCAGATGTACCACTACTACGCCTGCCCCGGCCGCTCCATCGGCCGCGCCTGCACCCGCAAAAACATCCCGCAGGACGAGCTGGAGGCTATGGTGGTCAACGCCGTCGCCGATCTGCTGCTGGAGCCCGCGCTGCTGGAGCAGATTGCGGATGCCATCGTGGAGCTGCAGCAGGCTGAGGCCGCACGCCCTGACCCGGAGAAGCAGGCACTGGAAAAATCCCTGTCCGATGTCCGGAACAAGATCCAGAACATCCTCTCTGCCATTGAGAACGGCACCTCCAGCGCCGCCCTCTCTGCCCGCCTTGCCGATCTGGAGCAGCAGGAGAGCACACTTTCCTATCAGCTTTCTTCCCTCGATGCAAAAAAGCCCCTCACCTTCACCCGTGATCAGATCCTGTTCCTGCTGCAGCAGTTCCGAGTCTCCCCCTCGGAGCGCACCAAGGCTTACTGCCGCCGCCTGGTTGATACCTTTGTGGATCACATCGAGCTCACCAACACCGAGCTCATCCTCTACTTCAACCTCTCCGACGAAACCGTCGATAAAAACAAAAAAGCTCCCCGGTCGAACCATTCCGAAGAAAGTTCGACCGAGAAGCGTTTGGTCCGAGTGGCGAGAATCGAACTCACGGCCTCTTGAACCCCATTCAAGCGCGCTACCAAAACTGCGCTACACCCGGATATCTGTAAGCGTTTGTCGCTCACAGCTTGATTAGTATACCCGACTTCTCGCATTTTGTCAAGCACTTTTCGGCAACTTTTTTTAAATTTCTTCGTCCGCATCCTCCTGCAAGGGCAGGGTCGGCTGGGCAATGGGCGGAAATTCCACCGTAGCCACAGCCACCGCAAACACGCTCTCCGCACCCGCCGAAAGCAGAGCCTGTGCACAGGCGGCAGCCGTAGCACCGGTGGTGATCACATCGTCCACCAGCAGCACGCGGCGGCCCTCTATGAGGTCCGGGTCCTGCACGCGGAACGCACCGGCCACATTGGCCAGGCGCTGTTCAAAGGGCAGTCCTGCCTGCCGGTCCTTCCGGCGGGCAGGACCAAGAGCCTTTGTTTCCAGCGGAAGGTCCAGTGCCGCTGCCAGCGGCTGCGCCATGCGTTCCGGTACATTGTACCCGCGTCTGCGGCTGGACGCCGGTACCGGCACGATGCAGTCATAGCCGAGCCGGGCACCTTCCACCCGCTGAGGCACCGGTTCCGCGCCCCTCATCCGGACCTCGCTGCCAAAGGCAAGCTCTGCCAGCACCACGCCCAGCTCCGCCGCCGTCCATGGTGCAGCCTGATACTTTGCCCGCAGGATGGCCCGCCGCACGCAGCCCTCATACCGGAACGGTGCCGCTGCGCCGCTCAGGCCGCCCAGATAATGCTGCGATGCGTCCAGCCGGATGCCGGGCTTCCGGCGCAGCCGGTCCACTTCTTCCGCACAGTCCGGGCAGGTCCTTATGCTGCCCAGCACCGCATTGCAGAAGGGGCACCGACGCGGATAAAGCAGCTGCCGTACCCCGCGCAGTGCCCGGCGCGGGGCGCTGTAATAGCGCATCAGTCCTTCTTCACGGCCACGATCACGCGGACGCGCTTGCCCGCGGCGCAGCCAAAGTTGTCGTACCAGCCAGTGAGGTAGTAATCGTCCGAGTTCACCTCGGCCAGCTTCGTGGCGTAATACTGGCCCTTGTACCACAGGTACACCTGGGCATTGTCCGCTACCTCATAGCGGGTGGAACCGGACAGCACTGACGCGGCACCCACCTTGTCGATCTTCATGGGCATCAGCTGCACCATGGCCTTCACCGAACCGTTCACTTCCTGCCGCACGGCCAGGCCGCCGGCCAGCACCGGGTATTTGATGGAGGTGGTGTAGCTGGTAAGCTGTCCATTGACATAGCACACATAGGTGGCACCGCCGCCCACATAGTTCAGGATGGTGCCATAAGGCTCCCCTACCACCTTAGCCAGCTGTTTGACGCCGATGCTCACCAGGGAGCCGGTGCTGCTGGTGACCTTATTCCACACGGTCTGGAGGATATCGCCGTTGATGACGCCCCACAGGATCTCGCTGGTGGTAGGCACCAGCACGCTCCGCAAGTCCTTCAGCACCTGGGTGGTCCCATCAGAGCCTTCGCCCTCAGAATCCCCTGCAGTGGCAGGGGTCTTGGTGGAGGGCAGGTTGGCCGCAATGTTGCGGATATCATCCAGCACACCGTACTTCCACAGGTCGCCGGTGACATCGTTGAGGATCAGCCGGTCGATCTCGCCGTTGTCGTTAAGCGTATAGTAGCGGACATTCAGCATGTTCAGTTTCGTCCCGGATAGGCGGCTGGGACGAACCGTCCCAGCCACACCCTCCGTAGTCGTATCCAAGATCTGCACGTCGTCTGCCAGTTTATGGTCGCCCAGCATGGTGGCGTCTGCGCTCACCGTGCCGCTGATGGTCCGGTTTTCAATCGCGGTCACATTCTCACCTTCCGGCGTCACGTCGATGCGCACCATCCAGCCGGCGGGGTAGTTCAGGCTTTTGTCCACATTCACGGTGCGGGTGATGCCGTCGGTGCACATCACTGCTACGCGCTGCAGCACGTCGGCACCGTTGTCCTCCACAAGGGAGCGGGTGGCCGTCTGCACCACGCCGTAGAACACGCTGTCGGCCTCTTCGCCGGTGACCACATCCGCCACCTCATTGTCCATGCCCAGCAGCAGGGTGACCACTTCGCCCACGCCGCCGCCGTTCAGGGACGAGATCTTGGACGCCACCGCCGAGCTGCCCAGCTGGTAGCTGGTACCGGCCACGGTCACCGCCGTGGGAGCGCTGGCGCTGGGCGAAACTGCTGTGATGCGGCCTGCGGCGCGGCGGGTATAGATCCATACCGTCTGCAGACTCTCGCTGTAATAATACACATCGTATTTGTTCAGTTCGCCGGACTCCGACACCTTATCGTTGCGGTACACGCTCACCGGTGCAAAGGGCAGCTGGGTGCCCTCCGACGCCACAAAGGGTCCCTTCAGGCTGCTGAGCAGCACCGTGGAGGTGTCCACCTGACCATTTGCCACGGTAAAGCCCAGGGTGCTGCCATAGGCTCCGCCGGAGGCCGTGTTGGCCGTGAGGGCGTTGTACAGCAGCACAGCGCAGTCCTCGTAGGTCATGGTCTGGCCCTGTGCCCTGTTCAGCTGGCTGCGCAGGCCCAGCTCCTGAGCCTTGTTCAGCTGCGCCGCCGGGAAGGCACCGTTCAGATCTGTCATCTTGTAGCCCAGCAGCTTGAGCACGGCCGTGCAGGCTTCTTCCAGCGTGACGGCGTTGTCCGGGCGGAAGGTGCCGTCCGTGTAGCCGTTCATCCAGCCCTGCTGCACCGCAATGCGGATGTAGGGTGCCCACTGCGAAGAGCCGGGCACGTCCTTATACAGGGTGCCCACAGCCCCCTGGGAGGCTGCGCTCTCCCGGTACGCCGAGAACGCCACCAGCATGCGGGCAAAGGCCCCGCGGGTGACGGCGGCGTCCAGGCTGCCGGTCTGCCCGGCGTCCATACCGCCCAGCGTGATGGCCGTCTGCACGGCCGTGTTGCTGGCACTGCCCAGCGCAGCCGCCGGCATGGACAGCATGGACACCGCCATGCTCACCGCCAGCAAAAGTGCGAGAAAACGTTTTTTCATAGGTATTCCCCTTTCTTCGGGCTCAGTCGTAACGCAGCGCCTCGATGGGATTGAGACGTGCCGCGCGCCGGGCCGGCAGATAGCCGAACAGCACACCGATGCCCACCGAGATGCCAAAAGCCACCACGATGGAGTTGAACGACGGACTCACCGTGATGGTGGTATCGCTCATGAACATGGGCAGCACCTTGTTGGCCGCCATGCTCACCGCATAGCCCAGTGCAATGCCTAAAACACCGCCCAGCGCGGAGGTGGTGGCTGCTTCCACCACGAACTGCGCCAGAATGGTGCGCTCCTTGGCGCCCAGCGCCTTGCGGATACCGATCTCACGGGTGCGCTCGGTCACCGACACCAGCATGATGTTCATAATGCCGATGCCGCCCACCAGCAGCGAGATGCTGGCAATGCCGGTGAGCACCACGATGACCATGTTGATCATCTTGTTCATTTCCTCCAGCCACTCGCTGGCGCTGTACACATAGTAGCCGTTTTCGGTCTTGAGGATCTTCTGCAGCTCCTCTTCCATCGTGGTTTTGGCCTCGTTGGCAAAGCTTTCGTCCGTCATCACAGCCGTGTAGTTATTCACTGCGCTCTGGCTGGAAAGCCGCATCACGGTGGTGTAGGGCAGGTAGACGCAGTCGTCGTCGCTGCCTTGCTGCATGGTGGGGTTGCTGACCTTGGCCGCCAGCACGCCCACAATGCGGAACTTGTTGGCACCGATCTTGAGCGTCTGCCCCACACCGTTGCCGCCAAAAGCCACCCGGTTCAGGTAATCGCCAATGATGCAGACCTGCTTGTTGTCCTGCATATCCATGTACTGCAGGCCGCGTCCCTGTGCGATCTGGTAATTTTTCATTTCGGTGTAGTTCTCGTCCACACCGCTGATGTTGGACCAGCGGTAACTGGTGGTGCCGATCTTCAGCGTACCGCTGGCGTTGCCGCTGAATTCGATCTGGGGCGACACTGCCTTGATCAGGTCGGAGTG